CCTTAAGGGCTTGTAGGGGGGGAGGGGGTGTGTGTGGTGTGAGAGATTTTGTGGTGCCCCCTATCCACAAAAAAGGTGAAATTAGCCTTTTCACAAACAAAGCCTATTGTTGGGAAGGAAGAAGGTGCTACAGACGGGTGGTGGTAGGGTATAGACGAGTTCAGGCACCCGTGAGGGTTAGTCTTCTTTTCAGAAGTGAACCTCTTGTTTATTCTGTCTTGGGAGACAGAGCCTTGATAGGCCTAAGCTAACCAGTATCTTGTTTGTCAGACAAGTGGCTCAGACTACATTTCCTGTTCACCTTGCCATGATTCATCCCGAATGATGGGGGGTTACTTAAGAGTCGCCTGACTCGCTACGATTATCCTAATTGGTCGGTTCCACCGCATAGAGGGCTGGGTGATGGCCCCGTGAAGAATGTACTAGGGTTTACCCCACTTGTCAAACAAAAGAAAGTGAGTTACATTGTTGTTGTTAGTAGTTGTGCCAGAGTCTGGTCTATTGGTGACATGACTAAAGAGACTTGAGTGCCGTCATGGGCAATACTTGGGCCTCCGTGAGTTCGAATCTCATCAACAGCTAACACGCATGGGGATTGCAGGGAACCCAGGTTCTTTAGGTGGACACCACGCCGACAACAGTCTCCAGCCGTGTTGGTGTAGTTCAGTTGGCAGAACGGATAGGGGAACTCCGAGGCAGTAGGAAATGACTGCTGTGGCCTCAATCGAGTCGTTGGTTCGATTCCATCCACTAACAATCTATACTACTTCCATAACTGGGTAAAGTATGAATGTGATTGATGCACTGCCAAACAACCTAAAGAAAAAAGGTCGCCCAAAGGGTGCTGTGAACAAGAAGTTCACTATGGCTACCTATGCTGAAAGACCTGCGGCACTCTTGCCAAAGACTGAAGTTCAGCGCATCAAAGAACTCAAAGACCTCCTGATAAACAGTGCAGGTTCTAATGTTGTTCACAAAGCAATTGAGATTGCCATGAATGACGATCACCCTGCACAGGCCGCTATGCTCAAACTCTGTATGGATCGTATGCTTCCCGTCAGTCTGTTTGAGAAAGAAGGCAAGCAAAGGAATGCCGTTACCATCAACATCACAGGCATTGGTGGCGTAGAGATTGAACCCTTGCAAGATGTGACTGATGTAGAAACAAAAAATGTCTGACCTCAACTTCTCACTTCTTCCTTGGCAGCAAACAGTCTTTGCTGATAAAACAAGGTTTAAGGTTGTGGCTGCTGGTCGGCGTTGTGGTAAGTCTAGGTTAGCGGCTACTACGCTAATTATTGAAGCATTGCGTTGCCCAGCAGGAAGTGCAGTTCTCTATGTTGCGCCTACCAATGGACAAGCGCGGCAGATCATTTGGGATGTGTTGTTAGACATTGGCAGGGATGTTATCCAGGCTAGTCACATCAACAACATGGACATAACCATGATAAATGGTGCAAAGATTTATGTTCGTGGTGCTGATAGGCCAGATACCCTGCGGGGTGTGTCCCTTACCTATGCGGTACTAGACGAGGTTGCAGACATTAAGCCTGAAGCCTGGGAGCAAGTCATCAGGGCTTCTTTGTCAGACAAGAAGGGCAGGGCCATATTCATTGGCACACCCAAGGGTCGCAACTGGTTCTATGATCTGTTCAAGATGGGCCAAGAAGAATCTGATCCTGATTGGAAGTCCTGGCACTTCACAACCCAAGACAACCCATTGATAGACCCAACTGAGATTGAGTCTGCCAAGAAGACGCTAAGTTCATTTGCTTTCAAGCAGGAATACTTAGCATCCTTTGATAACGCAGGAAGCGATGTTTTTAAAGAAGATTGGATCAAATATGGTGTGGAACCTGAGTATGGTAGTTACTTCATTGCAATCGACTTGGCAGGATTTGAAGAAGTGGCTAAACAAGCTGCTAACGCGAAAAAAAGACTAGATGAGAGTGCCATTGCAGTGGTCAAAGTCACTGATGATGGCAAATGGTTTGTCAAAGAGATTGACCACGGGCGGTGGGACATTCGGGAAACTGCTGCCAAAATCCTGATGAAGATGCGGGATTACAGGCCAATTTCGGTAGGAATCGAGCGTGGAGCGTTAAAAAACGCTGTTTTGCCGTACCTCAGTGACCTGATGCGGAAAAATAATGTATATTCCCACATAGTTGACCTAACGCATGGCAACAGGAAAAAGACAGACAGAATTATCTGGAGTCTCCAAGGGCGGTTTGAGCATGGGCGAATTGTGCTGAACTCTGAAGAAGATTGGGATGATTTCACCGATCAACTCTTGATGTTTCCTGCCAATGGCGTACACGATGACCTTCCTGATGCCTTGAGTTATATTGACCAATTGGCTGTAACATCTTACTTTGAGGGTGAAGAAGATGATGAGTGGGAGCCTGTAGACATCATAAGCGGTGTGTGATATGACCTTTTTGTTTGACAAAAGATTGCAATTAGAATTGTTTGATAATTCAAGCAAAACTTGCTATTCTTGCAAACAAACAAAAGCCAAGGTAAATTTTAACAAACACAAAATGATGCGTGATGGGCACTTGAATTTATGCAAATCTTGTTCTTATGAAAACAAAAAAATACTAAGACTAGAAAATCCAGATTCAAGAAAAGCAGAGAATATACGTTTAAGAGAGCGTATGGGTTTTATGTCAAGGCAAGAATATTTTGCAAAACGTCTTTTGACCGCTAAAGGCAGAAAAGCATCAAACAATCAGTATGCTCACAAAAGAAGGCTAAAACTTAAAACCTTTGAGTTTACAGAGCTAGACCAATTTGTTTTTGATGAAGCAACTAGACTAAAGGAACTTAGAAAAGAAACAACGGGAATTGATTGGCATATTGATCACATTGTTCCGCTAAACCATAAAAATGCCTGTGGGTTGCATAATGCCTATAACTTTCAAGTTGTTCCAGCAAAATGGAATTTGACAAAAAGACATACCAATATGAATAAATATTTTGGTGGAGAGATTTAAATGGCAACAGATAAGCAAGATAAGCTAGAGCAAAATCAATTCTATGAGCCTACACAGGCTGACAAAGAACTGACTGATTTTGTTGTTGACCATTGCAATCGCTGGCGTGACTATCGGGACACCAACTTCCTTCCAGATTGGCTTGAATACGAGCGAATCTTTCGTGGACAGTGGGCTGTTGAAGACAAAACCCGTGACTCTGAGCGTTCACGCATCGTAACCCCTGCCACACAACAAGCCGTAGAGACCCGCCATGCTGAGATCATGGAAGCCATCTTTGGTCAAGGCGAGTTCTTTGACATTCAAGATGATATTCGGGATGTGAACAACAATCCCATTGATGTGGGCATCATCAAAGCCCAGTTGATGGAGGATTTCAAGCGGGACAAGATTCGCAAATCCATTGACCAGATTGAGTTGATGGCAGAAATCTACGGCACAGGCATTGGCGAGATTGTTGTTAAGACAGAAAAGCAGTATGTGCCCTCTACTCAGCCAATTCCTGGGCAAATGGGCCAAGCTGCCATTGGAGTTGTGGAAAAAGACCGCATTGCAGTCAAGATTTCACCTGTAAATCCAAAAAACTTCCTTTTTGACCCCAATGGAACCTCAGTTGATGACTGCATGGGGGTGGCAATTGAGAAATACATCTCTATCCACAAGATTGTTGAAGGTATTGAGCGCGGAATCTACCGCAAAGTAGACATTGGCACTGCTGGTGAAGATACTGATTTGGAGCCAACCCAAGAGGTGAGCCAGTATCAGGACGAAAAGGTGCTTTTACTGACCTACTATGGTCTCGTCCCGCGTGAATACTTGGAAAATCTCAAGGAAAGCAAAGAGATTGTCGAGTTGTTCCCTGAGAACTCTACTGCTGAAGAATACACAGACATGGTTGAGGCCATTGTCGTGATTGCCAACGATGGGCAGTTGCTCAAAGCAGAGGCAAATCCTTACATGATGAAGGATCGCCCTGTTCTGACCTACCAAGATGACACGATTCCCAATCGTCTTTTGGGTCGTGGCACAGTGGAAAAAGCCTTCAATATGCAAAAAGCTATTGATGCTCAGATTCGGTCTCATTTGGATTCATTGGCGCTGACCACCAGCCCCATGATTGCAATGGATGCAACCCGTCTGCCCCGTGGTGCTAAGTTTGAAGTCAAGCCTGGAAAAGCCATTCTCACCAATGGTGCGCCTTCAGAGATTCTGTATCCATTTAAGTTTGGGCAGACTGATGGCAACAACATGGCGACTGCCAAGGATTTCGAGCGAATGCTCCTGCAATCCACTGGAACTTTGGATTCTCAAGGCATGGTTACTGCTGGTGCTAGAGACATGGGCCAAGGCGGTATGTCTATGGCAATCGCCACCATCATTAAGAAGTACAAGCGCACTCTAGTGAACTTCCAAGAAGACTTCTTGATCCCATTCATCCAGAAGGCGGCTTTCCGGTATATGCAGTTTGACCCAGAGCGTTACCCCTCTGTGGACATGACTTTCATTCCTACTGCAACCTTGGGCATCATTGCGCGTGAGCATGAGCAACAGATGTTCATTGGCTTGCTTCAGACCCTTGGCCCCAACACTCCTGTGTTGCCACTGATTCTGAAGGGTGTTTTGGCTAATTCTTCACTGACCAACCGCTATGAACTGATGGAGCAGTTGGACAAGATGAGTCAGCCTAACCCGCAAGCAGAGCAAATGGCTCAAGTACAGCAACAGTTGGCTATGCAAGCTGCACAGGCTCAAATTGCTGTGAATGCAACCCAAGCTGAACAGAATCGGGCAGAAGCTGAGAAGCTGAAGGTAGAGACTCAGTTGATGCCTCAAGAGATTCAGGCCAAGAACATGGCGGCAATGACTAAAAACCTGCCAAATCAAGACGATGCTGGTTCTAAAGAGTTTGATAAGCGGGTTAAGATTGCTGAGTTGATGCTGAAAGAAGCTGACATTAAGAACAAATCCAAGATTGTCGAGTTGCAAATGGCTGACAAGAAGGGCAAAATGTCGAGCGTTGAAGATGAATTTCTCAATCGTCTTTCTCAGGAACTCAGATAATGGATATTGCCGATCTTGAGCGTAAGCTAGGAATTGATGGAATCTCTGCTGAACAGCAGATGGAAATCATTACTGCTTTGCAACAGTCTGCCGCAGAGAAGATTGCCAAGGCAAAGAGCGAGTCTATTGGCAAAGGTGCTGAACTTGTTATCCAAGGCTTGAAGAAGATCAAGTCAGACATGGAGCAAAAGTTTGCTCAGTTGAATGGCGAGATTCAGAGCAAAGTTGCCTCTATTCAAGATGGTCGGGACGGCAAAGATGGCAAAGATGGACGGGATGGCAAACAAGGGCCAGCAGGGTCAACAGGGCCAGCAGGACGAGATGGTCTTCCTGGGCGTGATGGAGTTGATGGCGACAACGGCATTGGTGTTGCCACTGCTCGTATTGATTTTGATGGCAGCCTCATTATCACTCTTGATAATGGTCGTGAAATTAACGCTGGTGAGGTTGTTCCTCTTGATATTGCTGAACGCATCAAAGTCATTACTAATGGTGGCGGCACTTCTCAGTATGTACTTGATACTCTAGCAAGCCTTCAAACTCAGATCAATGCTATCAGCGGTGGTTTAAGCTATCAGGGAACCTGGAACGCATCTACAAACACGCCTACGCTTACATCAAGTTCAGGCACAAGCAACTATTACTATGTTGTCAGTGTTTCTGGCTCAACCAACCTCAATGGCATCACTGATTGGGTGACAGGGGATTGGGCAATCTACAACGGGACTGCTTGGCAAAAGATTGACCAGACCAACTTGGTTATTTCTGTTGCAGGTCGCACAGGTGCTATTACTCTGACCACTGCTGATATTGGTGGTCTTGGGACAATTGCTACTCAAGCGGCAAGCAATGTTTCTATCACTGGTGGATCAATCACGGGTATCACAGATTTGGCAGTTGCTGATGGTGGTACAGGCGCATCTACTGCTGGTGATGCCAGAACCAATTTGGGTTTGGTCATAGGAACAGATGTTCTGTCTCCAAGTGGCTCGGCTGCAAACCTGACCTCATTTCCTACTTTCAACCAAAACACCACTGGCACAGCATCTAATGTGACGGGTACTGTTGCGGTTTTAAATGGTGGTACAGGTGCAACTACCACTTCCGGGGCAAGGACTAATCTTGGCTTGGTGATTGGTACTGATGTATTGGCTCCTAATGGGTCAGCGGCATCTTTGACCTCATTCCCAACATTCAACCAGAACACCACTGGAACTGCGGCATCTACACCTAAACTCTTGACTACAAACTTCACGATTGAAGAAAGTGGTGGAAAGTTGATATTCAAGTATGGGGCAACGACTATTGCATCAATGTCTTCAACTGGATTGATTACCTCTTCTGCAAACATTGTCTCCAATGGAACACCTTAAAGGAAAATTATGGCAACCTCAACACTAGGTTCTGGAACACTTGTTCTTGCTGGAACCACATCAGGGACAACTACAGTCACGGCAACTGCGGTAGCTGGCACTACCACTTTGACGCTTCCTGCGGCTACAGATACATTGGTTGGTAAAGCAACTACTGATACGCTGACCAATAAGACGCTGACGGGTGCTGTGATGAATGGTACTTTGGGGGCTACTACTCCAAGTACAGTAGCGGCAACCACACTCACTACATCATCGACTGTTACGCACAATGGTGGCACAGCCAATGGCGTGGCCTATCTTGATGGCTCCAAGGTGCTGACCACGGGCAGTGCGTTGGTGTTTGATGGGACGAATTTGGGTGTGGGTGTTACGCCTAGTGCTTGGCAAAGTGATTTTAAAGCAATTCAATTAAGTGGTCTTGCGTGTTGGAATGTGGATGGTGCAGTTGCTGGTTCTGCCACTTACTTTGGAAACAATGTATATCGTGATTCGGTAGATAGCCGTTGGGAATATATTGCTTCTGGCGACAATGCAACACAATACTTGCAATCCTCTGGGCAACATATTTGGCGTACATCTGCCTCTGGCACAGCAGGTAACGCCATCACCTTCACCCAAGCAATGACCCTTGATGCAAGCGGTAACTTGGGTATTGGGTCAACATCGCCTGTCAGCCGTCTTGAAATTAAAGACACGACAAACAACACTGCCTTGACAGTTACCAGTAGTTTTGAAGCATCTTTACAGCTTGTAAATGGCGGTGGTTCAGAGGTGAGTGTCATCAATGCTGGTGGAAGTAACATCCTTTCGCTACGCACAGCTAACAACGAAAAAGCCCGTATCGACTCCAGCGGTAACTTGCTGGTGGGGCAAACTACACAAAGCGCTACATCCAATGGTATTTCACTTACTCCTGCTGGTGCTGGGACAAACTCACCGGCGGCTTATGTTGCGGGTGCTGGTACTGTTTCAACATCGGCGGGAATTGCTTTGTATAACACAACAGCAAGCGCATACAGATTTTATGTCACCTATGCTGGCAATATAAACGCAACAAATACAACAATTACAGCAATTTCTGACCAACGATTAAAAGAAAACATCCGTGATTTGGATGATGGTCTTGCAACTGTGATGGCGCTCAAGCCACGCAAGTTTGATTGGAAAACTGGTAAGGGCAAAGACATTAAAAACGACCGTGGCTTTATTGCTCAAGAGTTTGAGACAGTATTCCCCGACATGATTGAAGATTGGCTTGACCCAGCGCCAGAAGGTGAAGAACCATACAAAGCAGTTCGTGCTGATTTGATTCCTACTTTGGTCAAAGCAATTCAAGAACAACAAGCCCTCATCACAACTCTCACCGCCCGTATCACTGCACTGGAGTCAGCATGACCCTTACCCAAGAAGAAGCACACCGCTTGTTTGAGTACAGGGATGGTGTATTGCATTGGAAACAGTGCCCAAAAGGTAGTAGGAAATTTAAAACAAATTCTGAAGCTGGCGCAAATACTAGGCATGGATACAAAAAACTTAGCTTAAACAACAAGTTTTATTACACGCATCAAATTATTTTTTTGATGCAGCATGGTTATATACCAAAACTTATTGACCATATTGATGGCAATTCAGAGAACAATAAAATTGAAAATTTAAGAGAGTCAAATAAATCATTAAATGCGTGTAATTCTAAGATTCCATCTCATAATACATCTGGGCACAAAGGTGTCATGTGGTTAAAAAGAGAAAAAAAATGGTTAGCAAAAGTTCAGATAAATAAAAAAGTAATGCACTTAGGAACTTTTGCGGATATTGAGCTTGCTTGTTTGGTCGCAGATGAAGCAAGAATTTTGTATCACGGCACGCACGCTAGAATTTAAAGGAGAAATCATGAATACACAATGGAATGTCAGTACTCTTGAAAGAGAAACTGCAACAGGTTTTGTAACAGTTGCTCATTGGCAGTGCAATGCAACAGATGGGGATTACTCCGCATCTGTGTACAGCACTTGCTCATGGAGTGATGGCACTGCAACTATCCCCTACGCTGATTTAACGAAAGAAACAGTGTTGGGTTGGATATGGGCCAATGGTGTGGATAAAGACGCTGTAGAGGCTTCTTTGGAGGCTCAGATTGAATTGCAAAAGAACCCTGTGACTGCGACTGGAGTGCCTTGGTGAGTCCTGAATTACAGCATTACTATGAAAATCGCTTCTCAATGATGGGAAGTGATGGGTGGAAAGACTTGGTGGAGGATATTGACTCCATGATTGCATCCCTGAATAATATATCTGTGATTCCTGATGAACAAAGCCTACAATTCAAAAAAGGTGAACTTTCTATACTTACTTGGCTGAAAACCTTGCGACAGGTCAGCGAG